AGTTCTATTGGAGGACTCCAGGAATAATACTCTTGGTTAAACAATCTATTATGATTATTGGTAATAGCCCCTTGGAAATTTAACTGGTTAATTAAATCTTCATAGAACATTGCATTTGACAACTCAGAGTTCTGATAAGTTGCGCTAACTATAGTTGGATCAAGCTGATAATTTTTTCTATTAGAATTTGGCTCTGGGATATAAAAATCAGTTGTAGAATTATACCACGCTGGTATTTGTCCTACATATCCATTTAAAAATTCAACGCTAGCAGGCTGAAATAAATGATTTACAGTTGCATTAAAGAATTTTTTAAGCGAATCAGTTTGAAAATAACTTGGTAGTAAATCAATTGGAGTACGCTTTATGTAGGTTGTATTTTCGTTAGCCATTGTTATTGCTTATCCTTAAAACTGAATCGGTAAGACTTTGAACTATTTGCACGTTTTGAACTGTAGCACAGCTGATTGGTATTTGATCAGGCAAACACTCTATTTCAAATAAATTGCCAAAAGCTGACTGCGAATTTTGAGGAACCATTACGATACTGCCTATAATTGTAGCCAGGTTTTGATGTACATATGCTGCCATTTCTGTAAAGAAAAAGCTATCCCCAAAATCCCAATTCACCAATGCAAAATATTGATTTATAGTTTGTATAACCAAACTTTGAATTTGATTATTTGTGTAAGTTGTACCTGGAACAGGGACCACAAGAAAATTTGCCTGTAATTCTTGTGCTGCTTGTGGACCAAACAAAAGCAAGTAACTAACTGGATGCCAAATCATTTGATCAGTCATCATTGCATATTGATCTAGATTACTAAACGTGGCCGCAAGTTCTGCACTTGTTTCAGGTAATGGTATTGATGCCAAGCTGCCATTTGTTGCTATCCAATTTCGTAAAGCAAGATTATAAGAGCTAGTCAACACATACATGTCTATTACATTTGTCACAGCAGGATTAATTCTTTGGTCAGTAGGAGCATAATGGACCCAGGTAAATGCTAGGTTATTACGGCCTATTCTTACTTTCCAGTTGGTTGTTACATTTACCAAAGTTCCAACAATGTCTGCGGCAATGCTTTGATATTGATAAACTATTTGCTGATTTATTGTATAAACAATCTTGCCAGGTACCCAATAGGTATTGACTGTTAATTGTCCATTAATTATCACGGTAATAGGCGGAAGTTGACTTACGTCTTGGAATATTTGAGAAGGGTCTAATTCAACTGGTTGCCAGTATTGATATCCTTCAGATGAAGAAATTTGTTGCCAAAATAATAAATGCGATGCATTTACAGCAGGATTTACAACGGCATTGTACTCATCTGGGTTATTTGGAACGCCATAATTATTAGACTGCCACATAGTTACTCTAACACTGCTAGGATCGGCATAGCCGTCTGGCTCAATTTGCTGTCCAATTATTTGCCATAGATAATCTTGTCCCAATGATGGTTGAGGGTAAAAAATTATCTGGCTATTTGTTTGGGTGAGGCTTGCAGGGTTTGAAAGTGTAATCAAATTTAAAGAAAGTGAAGATACTATTGTATTTGGTGGAATTCCGGGTCCCAAAACTATTTGTCCAGTTTCGATCCCTAATGAACTTGCTACGATAACAGTATTGTTACCAGCTGTCATCGATGTAACTACAGTCTGTATTGATGCTGTATTTGAATTTTCATTTGTACCTAGTATTGAAATATAATCATACTCTGCAGATCCGGTACTTGGATCGAAAGATTTTTCAAAGCTATCAAAATAAAATTGTGTCTGTGTAGCACTTTCGAAGATATAACGTAATGCTCTACTGTTAACAGTCCAGCCTGCTCCGTTCCAGGAAACAATGAGTAACCAACTATTATCTTTATTGGTATTTGATGTATTGCCAGCATATGCAGTACTAAATGTAGTCGCTGAATTGAGATCAGATGTTGGAATTACCACCCAGTAATCTAAGGTGCCTTGTGAATTAAGAATACCTTGTGCAGCATATCTGATTCCAAAGGTTGTATGCGACGCCATAGCTGCGGCAATAGAATTAACAGAAGATTGAGTCAAAGTGGCATTGTAAGCTGTAATTATTTGAACAGGGACATCGTTACTGGCAACCGTAACGCTTAGAGTTACAGCTCCTGGGCCAGCATTAGGACCCGATGCAATACCGTTTATAGATCCTGTTAAATTTACACCAGTGCCGTCACCTATAATACCAACTACAGATGCTATTGTACCGCTAGCAAATTTAATTATTGATCCTGTTGTAATATAACCGAGGAAACTTAGCATAGGTGCATAATTGCCAATTTGTACAGCCACGGATCCTACATAAATTGCACCTGTGCAACTTTTAGTAGAACTTGTAATAGTATTCCATGTGTAACCAAATGGCACGGATATACGAGGATAATTATAATAATAAAAATCCTCTAATTCTGATGCAGCATTTTGCTGGCCCAGACTACCATTTATAAGCGGTTGAATTTGTGTGTTCACAATAACAGATAGATTAATACCGGGTGAATTTAAAATTGACACTGTATTCAGATCGTTTTCGCTGTAAAAAATGCCATCGGTACATACAACGTTTAGGCTGTTATAACTACCAGTTGGATCATTTATATCAAGGTATCTGCTTTGACCGCTGTAATATCTGTTAACAGCTTTGACCTTTAATGCTGCAGGATTACTTAATGGCAAAAGATTATAATCTTCACCGTTTACCATCCTATCCTGCGTATAATAGACCTGTGGAGCATTTAGTGCAATTTGAGGATTAGTTTCGGCTGTTTGTGCATTTGTAACAGTATATTGTAAATTGGTTGTAAAGGCTACGTTATAGATATTATTAAGCTGATCTGCATAACTAAATGCAAAAGTTTGATCAGTAATGTCTGCCGGTAAAATTTGATATGTAAGATTATTGCTTATTCTATACCATACTCTAATTACACCTACTGGTACATTTCCAAATGTACCGTCGGCAAAACGTATAGATATCTGATCGCTTGTGTCTACATTTCTGCTGATTACAGCAAATATGTTACGAACGTTGTTTGCAATACTATTGTAGATAATATTAAATCCTGCTACGCTTGGAACCTGTGTCCATTGGGTGGTAACAAGACCGGTTGTATCAACATTTTGTACCCAAATATCAGTTTGATTAACATTGTCAGCATTTACGTCTATTATTCTATTGGCAATTGGTTGCTCGCAAAGATAATCCTGATACTGCATTGTTCCTTGTTTGAAATAGAAAAAGAATCCAGTATTTGGACTTGAAAACCCATTACCGTCATTTTGATAAATTATATTCCAGCTGTTCAAAGGATTCGGGTTGACTTCGTAAAAAGATCCAGAATTTAAGATATTTTGAGTGGTACCAGTATTAAATCCTGCATTTGCTAATTCAAAATTTAAAGTATTGCCACTTACACTTGCTGTAAAAGGAATAACACTTGTTGGAATACTTGTGTTATTCATTTCATACAGCTCGGTAAGAATTCCGTTCACTGTGCCCTTTTGGCTTGGATTTCCAAAGGTATTAGTAGTGTTAAGAGTAGCATTTAATACCAATATAAACTGTTCATACCAGTTTGGATTATTCAAATCATTCCAATTGATTTGTACATTTTGAAGGTTGTTACCATCTGGATCAATTATGGGTTGATCTGTAATTATGCTTGTAATTTGCAATAGTCCACTAGCTGGAATGCACCTCTGAGGTTGATAGGATAGCATTCTAGCAAGTTTAAAAATACTATCTCTACGTGTTGCAGTTTCAAGAAAATTTTCTCTGGTGTTAAGGTCCATACGGAAAGCAAGACTTTGACCAAGATAAGCCAGTAGATCAATAATGGCTACAAATTCAGAGCTTTCAATCCAATCTGTAAAATCTTCTGGATAATTTAGTCTGATATAATTGATCATTGCTGTACGAATTGTTTGGAAATCGTATGCATTGAAGTTAATCTGAGTAAAGGCAGTATAAATTACCTGCCAGTCTTGTGCTGCAAATAATTGGCTTTGTCTGACTTGCTGTGTTGTTGCCATATCTTGTAAATTCCTAGCTTATCCTAATGCTGCACTTCGGTTGTCAAAATCTACCTGAAAATTTCCAACGGCATTCCAAGGTACATAATAGAGTTGCATCTGTATTCTTACACCAAATTGTTGCTGAGTAACATTTATTGACTGTAACTGTACTCTTGGATCATTGTTTATTATTTGTTGCGCCTCATAAACTATAAGATCTCTCACGCTATCAATAGGCTCAAATAGATACTCCCACCCTCCAAATCCATATCCTGGCATCATTAATCTTTCGTTTTTGCGAGTATTAAACGCATTATAAAGATCTTGATTCACTAATTTAATGTCGGCAAGCTGTTGACTACCAAACGTATTAACAGTAGTATAACCAACAAAGAGATTTTTACTTGTCAAAGTTACCATAATGATATTTATCCTTAAAAAATCACCGTTTTTGAGTTAGACTATGACCAAACCTATTTTGAATAAAAAACCAAATGTTGAAAACGCAGTGTTCACTTTTATACACTCTATAATTCCAGATTGTAAAATACATCCTCTAATGGATTTTTTATCGATTTACAGTTTGATAGCCTTGAACGTATAGAACTGCTGCTTTATTTAGAGGAAACCTTTGCTATTGCCATTGAAGACGACACCATATATCAAAAAGTCTCGCAGGTTGGGCCCTTTATAAATGAAATTAAACGAAAATACAGCCTTGATTAAGCAAAATTTAATTGAAGAGATGGCTCGTATAATCTACGCTGATAGTTATACACAGTATGGAACATGTACGGCTGATCATTGGAAAAAAACCAGTGAAACACAGAGAAATTTTTGCAGAGGGCAAGCAGAAGCTGTTTTAAATTTTCTCATACAAAAAAGTTTAGTAAAGACTTTAATTAACTAAAGGACAAAAACATGTTTGTGGCACAAGTTGGTGATGACGAAGCAAGACAGATGCTTATTGAGTTATTTGAGAACATGCCTACATCGCATGGTCAATATTTTGATAACGGTAAGCGATGGTGTGCTATTTGCGAATCGTCGCAGATTGTTCGCAAAGCAACAGAGCATAACAAATTTGCAGACAAAATTTGTTGCAATTGTAATTGCATATGGCCTGAATATCAGGATATGATCGGTATGTTTGATGCAGAAGATTTCTGTGATGAGCAGATGCTAGACTTTTTCACTATACATTAAAAATTTTAAGAAAAGCTAAATATGTGTGGATGGCACATATTTGGATTTTAAGTAGAAAAACAAATGAAGAATATGAAAATCATCGGCTCTTAGAAACATTTTCTGCATATAACATTGATGCCAAGTTAATTCATCCAAATTCTCTTGATTTAATTGTTACTAAGAAAGACAATACTAACGTTTGGCTAAATGGTAAAAAACCAGAATTACCAGATGCGGTTCTAGCTAGAACAGGCTCTGGTTCTAATTATTTTTGTTTGGCTGCTATGCGCCAACTAGAAAATCTAGGGGTTCCAGTTATTAGCTCGAGTGCAAGTATAGATAGAGTAAAAGACAAACTAGAAACTAGCCAATTACTTGCTAAGCACGGACTTCCTATACCAAAAACCATGTTGGTGCGTTGGCCTATTAACGAAGAGCTTGTTGACCGAGAAATCGGTTGGCCTTGTGTAGTTAAAGTGATAACAAGCAGCCATGGTAAAGGTGTTTATCTGTGTAAAAATAAATCAAGTTTTGCGGAGCTCATGGAGCTTATCAACAGCCTGTCTACTAATAAAAGCTTGATTATTCAAGAATACATTGGATACAAAGTTGGAACTGATTTAAGAGTTTGGGTAATCGGCGGAAAAGTAATAGGAGCAATGCAACGCACAGCTCAAAATGATTTTAGAGCAAATATCTCAAACGGTGGGTCTGGGGCACAATTTGCAATTACACCTGAGATTGAATTTATTGCAGGCGAAACGGCAAGAATACTGAATCTAGATATTGCAGGTGTTGATTTATTATTTGACAAAGACGGTTTCAAAGTTTGTGAAGCAAATAGTGCGCCTGGTTTTTACGGCTTTGAAACCTACTGTCAACACGATATGGCTAAAGCTATTGTTGAATACATCAACTTTAGAATTTCATAATTACTGATTTGGCTGCAACGGTGTTACCTGTCCTGTTCCTGTATTGGAAAAATTAGCGTTTAGGCCGTTAGGACTTTGATTTGGCACAGTCTGCTGGAACGGCGACAGCATGAAATTTGTAGCCTCTGCTAATCTACGTTGAACTAACTGTGGCACAAGTTTACCTGCACCGTTTATAGTCCATTGCATCCATAAATTTGGAACATTTTGGTAATTTCCTGCATTCAGTTCTTTTATAACAGGTGCATTAGTAAAGTTTGTCTGACCAATATTGAATGCAAGACTGCAAAGCATATCGTATTGTGTCTGTGTTACTTGTACATTGTTTATCACTGGACGCATCCAATTTTGAACAGCAACCATATCTTGTTGAAACAGCTGACCTATCAGCTGTTGGCTTAATGGACTTAATAGACTATAACTTGTTCCGTTGATGCTTACTTGACCGGTGCTTATTTCGACAGGTGTGAGGTTATGTCCGTAACCTATCTGCGAAACAGGCGGCTCGCCTACGATTATTGGTATGTAACTTCCATTTTCATAACCTTCCATAAATTGCGTACCTTGTTGAGATAGTTGCACACTAGCAGATGGTTGTAGAGCAGCATTGCTTGAACTAATTGGTCCTTTGAATGCATACACAGGTTGATTCTGCGCATTATAACCTGCTCCTTGGTAGATTCCAAGCGGCATATTTGACAGCGGTGAACCTATAATATTCAAAGGTTGTTGACTGTTTGTAATAACTTCGCCGGGTCTAAGTCCGGTATTAGTATTGTACTGAGTAGCATTTTGTATGCCATATGCATTTCTACCACCATGATCGTCGTAAGGTTCGTGATAAGGCAAATGATATACAATTGTATCTGTTAATATGGGTATTACATTTCCAAGTGTATCTAAAATTCCATCCTGTTGATTGATGTCATTTGGACCCTGCGCAGCGACCGCAGCAACGGCCAACGGCGGAGCCGTGCCGTTTATGTCCACACGGGTTGCAAAAAGGTTAATTTCACTGGAAGCTCCAAGTGCATAGTCCTGTCCAACGCTTTCGTGTACGAATCCGCCTGCTGCCCGGTTCCAGTTGGTTCCGGCGGTGTCAAACATGTTTGCCCCTGCAAACCGATGCATGTCAGCACCGGAGGTTAGGAACATATACTGATTTGCCAGCAGATGCATACTATTGGTACTCTGCATTCTAATATACCCATTTTGTATACTAGGATTTTCATTTACCAATCCACATGAAGGGCGAGATGCGCTTCCGGTACCAGGAACTGTGTTATTGACTCCGCCTGCGGGCTGGCCCGGAACAGGCGTGCTACCGCCTGAACCTAGTAAATCTGGGCGTTGCATGTACAGATTTGATTCTTTGGTTGCGCGATCACCAATACCCTTTCTTGGTGCTTGTATAATAAGATTGGCAGCGCCTTGTAGATCATTGTTGGTGATAAAGTTGTTAAGGCCATTGGCTACCATCCACTTTAGTGCGCTTGGAAGATTATATTGTACGCTGGTTAGCGCGGCCTGCTGATAAGGGCCAAGTATATCCCACGCACCGCCTAAAGTACTGTGAGCACCGGCTATGTAAATTTGAACATCAATTGAAAGCAATGCAGAACACTGATCGTCGGTTGCATTAGCATTATTTGGTGGATTTACAGACGTACTTGGCATAGGTGATACTGCGATTCTGCCTGCCGTTCCTGTATCTATATAACCTTGCGCATATTCATTGGGTTTAATTTGATGCCCATAACCGATACTAATGTGCTTATTTGATACTGTATCCCAATATGCTTTATTTGATTTGCCTTCTACTTGTTTGAGAAACGGCACTAAAACGCTAGTAGTGGTTGTACCAGCTGGTGCTGCGTTACCTACACTACCCGACGTTGATGTCGCAGCAGGAACAGTGCTCCCTGGCAGATTTGATGTAGCCGGAGGCGGGACTGGTGCTGGACTACCGGTTGTTGGGGTAGCTGAACTAAAGTTACTTGTGCCAATTACAGCTGATCCACTTTGAGGTTGTGTAGAAGTTGTTGAAGTAGGAATATTGCCCGTTGAGCCTGTCTGCGTTGGTCCAGATCCGGCAGTATTTGCTGGTTTTAACAGGGGTGTTAGATCGTTTGTCACTACGTTGTAATCTCTTGGAACAATATTATCAGACGTAGGATAATTAGACAACGGTAGGGTTTGATCCCCTTTTGATAAGGCAAAAGTTTTTATCGTGTTGGCAGATGCTGTGTTGTAAGGCAGTATCCAAACATAACTAGTTGCGTTCAATGCTCCTCTTATTAAACTAATATTAGTTAACAATAAAGTTTGATCACTGTCAGATGCTCCTACACTAACTACACCATTTACTATACCATCAGCTGTATTAAAGTTATTCTGAACTGCAACCAATGCGTCGCTACTGCTATATCCAGGCTGTGCCAGTGATGTTGAGCCAGGAATACGTGATGCTAGTGCTAATGCAGTGCCATCTCCGACTATAGCCGAAGGTCCGGGTGTAGGAGGAGCAGGTTGAGGGGCATTAGCTTGTGGATTGACAACCGGAGTTACGGCTGTAGTGCCTCTTGCTCTAATGTTAATATTTTGTCCAGCTTCTATGTTAACATCTTGATCGGCTCTAAAATTCAAACTGCCTTGGCTGCGAATACTAATATCACCATATCCATAAACATCTATACGACCACCGGCGTCCATACTTAACCAGTTTTTACCGTCAACTGAATTCATGTATATGCAACCTGTGGTATCATTTATCATGATTTGAGCACCACTTGGTGTTCTAAGTCTAATATATGTGTTAGTTGGATTATCGTCGTATACCAGCTGACTGCCGCCGGGTGTTAACCAACCATACACACTTAATGGTGGATCAAATCGGCGGGCACCGCTTGTAGAAACACCTCTTATTGTATCTTGATCAAGTCCTTGTATTTTCAGCTGATCTGCAAGAGGATAATATAATGGTCTGTCTGGAGTTTTGAGACTCGATTGTGTAATTTTTTTATTGTACTCTGCCACAGGAAGAGTAGCTTGGTTATTATTGCCTGGTAATCCAGGTACCATTTGATTCATATTTTGTTGATACAAACATCCAAACCAAATGCCTCTACCAGGGTCGCCATTTATAAATGCACAAACAACCTCATTGTTAATATCTGGCGGCACAAACCACATACCATAACTTTTTTGAGTACTAGGAAAACTATTATCGTTTTTGTTATCCAGTACATTTGTAGCACCGGCAAACGGGGAACAGTAGCTCATTATGTACCAGCCATTTGAATCATTTGGATCTCCGCTGAGCTCAGGAATCCAAACTTTTAGTCGGCCCATAGTATTAGCATCTTCTACGTACTTTACGAAACCTACGTAAATTTTATCCTGTAATGTAGCTCTACCGATTGGTTGTTGCGAATATTCTTTTGGCGCATTGATATGCTTTGTTAGTTCTACCATGCAAATATTTATGCGTGTTTAATGGTATAAATTTTATTAATATGCTGACTGACCAGTGACACTTGTAAATGCATTTGCGGCGGTAAGTTTAGCCTGTGCAGCTACAGCCTGTGCATTATTTGGAACATTATTGGATATTTCACTTGGTTGAGGAGCTTGTGTTAAGTTATCTCTAATACCGTGCAAAGTTTGTGTAAACTGTCCATCTTTAAACAAACTTTCAACTTTAATTACAGTATAAAAAGCATTCCAAACAAGTGTTGTGTCGTTTAAGTCCATAAATCCTGTTTGCTCGTTATATGCGGTACCGGTTCTAAGAGTAAAAAGAAAGCCAGTATCACCATTCCACGGCCACAAAGCATCTGTAGTATTGGGAGTTGGACTATTGCCATCGCCGCATTTGAAATCTTCATCTATGTTGCCTAACCCTAACCAAAAAGGATCACCTCTAATGCTCAAATCTATGTTTGCATATGAGGTCTGTGTAGTTTCGTATAATATACTTGCTACCAAACTGCGATTTGGCGGCAAGTTTGCAGGATTTTCGCTCGACGTTGCATTTTCAGATTGTCCGCTACCGCCAAGCGCTGCATTTTGTTGTGTTGGCATGGGATTAACTCTAGTGCTAATTGGAACTGGGCTTGCGGGGGACAGTGTATTAGCTATATCTTCTAAATATTTGGTTTCGCGCAATAATGTTACCGCGGTATTAGCTAAATTTAAAGATTGATTTGTAACATTATTACTGGCTTGTGTAGCTGTATTTTCCGCAGCTTTAGCTTGAGCTTCAGCTTGAGCTGTAGATTGTCCAGCGATTGTTTGATTAGCAGATAGTTGATCAAAATTGGTTCCTGGATATCTGCTTGTTAATTGATTGCGTTGTTGATTGTAATCTTGTATTTGCTGGTTATAATACTGTCTTTGCGTAGGATCACTTGTTGTAGATAACTGCTGCTGTGCATTTTGCAAATTACCTTTTAAAGTATTGTATTTAAGTAACTCTTCCGTTGATACACCTTTTGCATTAAATTGTGGCCCTGACGTAAAATTGTCATACAAGTTATGACCAAGATTATTGGCTATTCCAATTTGTGCAGACATTTTTAGTTTAAGTTCATACTTTAATACATCAAGATTTTGCCCAGTGTACGTCCAAAAATATCTTTTTGCGAAACGTAATGAGTTAGCAAGGCTTTGTTTTCTAGGAATTTGTTGTGTAGGTTGGCGTGTCATTTCCGCAGTTTTTTGATCAATTAGTAATCTATTTGTTGCAAACGGAAAAAAATTATAAGTCACCTGTCTCACATAATCTTTAGTTTGCGGATCTATTGGCGTTAGTAATTTAGTAACTGGTTTGATTACAATACGATTAGCCATGCCGTTTATTCTTATATTAGCTGCTGCGGTAGCTGATGTACTGGCACTGGTTGGTTCACCTGCTGTAAAATTTTGACCATCTGTTGTCATGCTCATGACAAAGTTTAAAATAGACACTAAGTCCATACCTCTTGCAATACTAATAGTTGGTTTTTGTAAATTACCACCTATAATATCAATGTTGCTATTACGCTGGTTATCGGTTGGTGCTTGACTAAATTGCCAAGTTTTCATCCAATTAGGTGTGTTGATTTTGTATATAATTCTTGCTTTACCACCGTAAAGAGCGGCGTTTTGAGCGGTCCATACGTCGGCTAATTTAGTAAAAAATTCTCCAACAGTTGCAACTGGACCTATATTAGCTGCGTTTGACATTATACCAACACTATCTGCCAACGGAAACATATTTTGTGGTAAAAGAGTAATGTGATAGGTAGTACCAGACTCTGTTGTATCAATATCTATTTCAATAACTTGGACCATGTAAAGTTTATACTGTTTACTATGCAGATCAGTTGTCGCAACGGTCCCGTCTTCGTTATATCCTGTAAACCATATTTCAATAAAATAAGATGTGGTTGTAAAATAATTTCCTATACCAAGTGATTGTGCTGTATTGAATAAATTATCCACAAGCGTACAGCCGTAAGGCTCTACAACTGTCATTTCCATTTTCAAATCATTTGTAGCAGTAGATGGATTCCCTGGCAGCAGGTTTGTAAATTTAAATTCTGTGATATTGTATAATGCTGTTGCTCCGCTTTCGGCAATAATAATTTTTCCATTGTTAGCATATGCGCTACTGCCTGCCGATTGAACCAACGCTGCATTTTTATCTCCTGTAAGACTCCAGCGTATGTGATATGTATAGTTGGCATAATTCCATAAAACATTTGGGGCAAACGTAAATTTTGCATTGTTAACACCTGGAGCATTTAGATAACTGTTTAACAATCCAACTGTGCTAGCACCACTGTCGCTTGCGAGTAGACTAGATACTTGACCACCAAGCGACTGTGATTGACTGGTATTTGTTTGCGGTTTGGATGTTCCAGCAGCTTGATCAGGTTGTGGATTAGGAGTAGGCCCTTGTTGTGCTTGGGATGCTGGTGACGATAACCCTAAGTAGTTTAAAATTCCCATAATTAATATCCACCTGATGGTAAGTTAGTTTTAACAGGCAAATAGATATTCAGCCCTGTAACTAAATCATAAATTGGATCTTGAATCACATCAGGGTTTCGTATTGCAAATACCCACCAATATCCAGTAGTTCCGTAAATATCATAACTCAGTAGATCTGGTCTATGCTGATATCCGGCAGTTACTGTAAAAAGTGTATCATTTTGATCTGGTGTAATAACAGGCGTATTCCAGAAATCCAAATATGGAAGATAGTTGTTTATTTGTGGTGTTGTGTAATAGGGACTTGTCCCTTTGTAAAATGCCTGTGTCATATCCAAGTTCCGTTAATCAAAAGTTGACCAGTTCTAAATTGATCTAGATTAAAAGCACGCAGCCTCTGAGGAGTATTCTGTACAGTTAGTTGCACGCTGATAGTAAACACAGCCGGTAACCATGCAAAACCTTGAGAATAAGTAGCAGCCGGTGTAGGTTTTATCAAATTGTTAAATGCTGTAGCAGCTAAACCGGGATCATATGCCGACGCAGAGTTTTGTGTAAAACTAAAACTCTGTTGCCCTGTTTCGTATTCTGTATTCACGGAATAAGCAGTTTGTACCGGTACATAGTCTACATCTTTTGGTAATGTAACACTAAATTGGGTTACAATTACTGGTAGGGCATTAAACATAAACTGGCCATATGCGTCAAAAAGCAAGACCGGCGGCGGAGTTCCAGATAAGTCACCTACTCCTCCTGTTCCACCAAAATACATTTTAGTTACGGTGCGCAAAAAATGGATGCAGGCAAGAGAGTACAAACCTTCTTTTTGATTTTGTACAGTAAAATCACCTTCTACAGTCAGTTTAAGAGCAGGAGTTTTGCTGTACGAATAAAAATCTTGATTTGCGTGTACAATTTCCATCTGGGTATAAGTTACATCCTGACTCCATGTGATAGCAGGCTGGTATGGAAAAAGCATACCGTTTGTGCTTGACAGTGGCGTCATTAATCCGGACGCTCCGTATATTTGTGATGATGCATTTGGTTTAGGTCTTAATCTTACACGTCTACCGGCTGCATCGTTTAAATTTTGTGGTGCCTGCGGAACTAACGGTACCCCGTTTGCGTTTGCAGTTGTTATATAACCTTGAAAATTGCCGGATACGGCTGCACCAGCGACATTATTTGGAACTCCTATTATACTTCCTTGCGTTCCTAATTGCTGAGCAGCGTTTGAAAGTCCGGTTGATGCAGCATTACCGGGCAGTGCAGTTGGAATACCGCCCGGTGGTATAATTGGATCAGCTGTGGTTGACCCTACTGAAGCCGGCAACGGAGTATTTGTGAATTGTTGAGGTGGGGCAAGTTGCAGGGAATTTGTTGCTGTTGTACCAGTTACTACACTTTGTTGAGCAGCCGGTTGTGCTATAGATTTTGCATAATCTATTAATTGTTGAGCAGCAGCTGGAGAAATAGTATCTCCTTTAGATGCAAAATAATCAACAACTGCTTGTAGTGTAATACCAGGGTTGTTAAGTTCTTCAATGCTAAATGTTGGTGCATTTCCAGCAGGCGTTGTTAAAGTATCGCTCATTGCAATCTCAAATATAAGGTTCACTTATATTTATAGTCGCTTTTAACCCCTTGAAGAACAAAGTATAGTTTTTGACATTTTGGGCTAAATTAATTAAAATGATATGTTTAATTGCATTTATAAAGGAAGCTAATGGCTGTAACCGTTCAACCAAAAATAAAATATCTTACCAACAAAGATTTACTAGAGGAAATACACTTAAGCAAGTTAACTTACTGTTCTTGCATAGATCCTGCATACAACCGTTATGATTTTATTGTTCAAAATGTAGCAGATATAACTGCAAAACGTGTTGAAGAGGCTAGGAAAAAGAAATTACATGATCTAATTGTAGCTGAAAAAAAACAACAAACAACAAAAAACTCTAAAGATTTTGAATCAAAGTTAACATTAAATAATATTCCAACCGAAAGCATTGTAGCAAGAGTAATGACTATGGAACATATTCCGGTGGATCCAGAAAAGGTCAACAAAGCTAAAACTGAGAATGAAAAACGTATAAGATGCAATTTCCCTCCTTTTCAACATTATATACTTAAAGATGATCAACCAGTGTGTGTTTTAAAAAGTCATTGGGTCGGAGGCATAGAAAATGGTTACTTTTCTAAAGATCACGGTAAAATGACAAATAATCTTGCCTTGATGTTTATGAAACTTGTGGACAGATACGGACACAGAGGCAATTGGCGAGGTTATACATATTTGGAAGAAATGAAAAGTCAAGCACTATTGCAATTATCACAAGTTGGTTTGCAGTTTGATGAAAGCAGAAGCGAAAGTCCAAATCCCTTTGCATACTACACTCAGACCATAACAAACAGCTTTATGCGAATTCTCAACATAGAAAAGAAAAATCAAACAATACGCGATGATATTCTTATAATGCACGGAGTATCACCTAGCTACACACGGCAAACTGATGATGCACTGAAACAAAACAAAGACTAGCAATTTATTGTTACCATTTTGTTTCGTATCTAAACTGTTTAAGTATTCACAAAATATTTGAAGGACAGTGATGACGCCTATTCCAGATTTTTCGGAGGTTGTTGTTTTTACCGACATTCATTACGGTATGAAAAATAACAGTCGCGAACATAATGATAACTGTGAGAATTTTATAAAATGGATGATTGAACAAGCAGAAGAAAGAAACATTAAGACATGTATCTTTGGCGGAGATTTCCATCATGTGAGATCATCTATCAATATTTCAACACTAAATTATTCTGTAAGCGGGCTGAAGTTATTAAACGACTATTTTGATCACACAATATTCCTAATTGGTAATCACGACCTGTTTTATAGAGACAAGTATGAAATTCACAGTCTACCATATATTTCTCAGTTTAAAAATATTATTCCAGTTGACTCTATGCAAGAGATTGGAGACGTAGCATTTGTACCATGGCTAGTAAGCGATGATTGGCAGCGTGTACCAACTTTAAAAGCACCATATATGTTTGGACACTTTGAACTGCCTAAATTTAAAATGAATGCAATGGTTGAAATGCCAGATCATGGGTTGTTAAATGCAACACATTTTGTACATCAAAAACAGGTATTTTCTGGACATTTCCACAAGCGTCAAAATAGTGGCAAAATCTGGTACATAGGCAACGCATTTCCACATAATTATTCTGATGCATGGGATGATGAAAGAGGAATTATGTTTTGGAAACCAGGCGAAACACCTGTATTCAAATCATGGCCGCAAGCTCCAAAATATAGAACATTATCTCTAAGTCAAGTGGTTGCTAACCCTACTTCGTACATAGATGACAAAACATTTGCCAAAATTACCATAGATTTAGATGCATCCTATGAAGATATTAACTTTATTCGAGAATTACTTGAAATTGAATTAAATGCTAGAGAAATACAATTAATTACATCTAAAATAGATGATCAAGATCAATTAGATGAAGCCGACATTGATTTTGAAAGTGTTGACACAATAGTAATAAGTCATTTGCAAAGTATTGATTCACAAAGTATTGACAAAAACGAACTTATACGCATATACCAGGAGATCTAATACATGCTAACAATTAAACACGTTACCATGCGGAATTTCTTGAGCTGTGGTAATGTTTCACAAACAGTTGAGCTGAATAAAAATGGGTTAACATTGGTACTTGGCGAAAATTTAGATTTAGGCGGAAACGGATCACGTAACGGAGTAGGCAAAAGTACTATACTACAAGCTATTTCATACGGACTCTATGGTCAAAGCCTAACAAACATAAAAATCAACAATTTGATTAACAATATTAACCAAAAAAATATGATGGTGTCCATTGAATTTTCAAAAGATGGACATCAATATCGCATAGAGAGGGGCAGAAAACCAAATTTCTTCCGATACATAGTTGACAATAAAAATGTTGACGAAAGTACAGATGAAGCACAGGGAGAGAATAGAGAAACCCAAAAAGAAATTGATAGTTTGCTTGGCATGAGTTACGGACTCTTCAAGCATATTGTTGCACTTAACACATATACAGAACCATTTTTAGACATGGGTGCTGCTAAACAGCGAGAAATAATAGAAGAACTATTAGGTATCACACAACTTAGCCAAAAAGCAGAGAATCTAAAAGAACTTATACGCACTACTAAAACCAACATTGAGCAAGAAGAATTTAGAATTCGAACAATTAAACAAAGCAATGAGCGTATTCGTGGGCACATTGAGGATTTAATACGTAAATCTCAAGCATGGGACGATAAACAACAAACACTGATAAACGAAATTGTGTTATCTATAAGTGAACTTGAAAAACTAGATATTGATGCTGAATTGCAGTCACACAGAGACAAAGAGCTTTATTCGCAATTGAGTCAATCAAAAGTCACATTATTACGTGATCTTACCACTAAAACTAGGCATTTTCAGCAGCATTCGGCTAGGTTGCAAACTGCACTTGCAAATTATGATAGAGCTGTGAATCACGAATGCCCTACTTGTGGACAAGAGATACATGATTCTGAACACGAAAACATACGTAAAACACTTGAGCTAGAAATTATAGAATTAGATTCGCAGGTAAACACTGAACAGCAAGAACTTGATATTTGTAAAACTCAACTAGCTGAAATTGAAGATGTACTATCCACTACAACAAAGCCTGCGACTATGTACAAAAATATAGAAGAGGCATTAAATCACAGAAGCACACTTGATGCTCTTTATAAGGAATTAGCTAAAGAGCAGGCTGCTGTTAATCCGTATAGTGATCAAAATATCAGTTTGCAAGACACGATGCAAGAAGTTACATATGACGAATTAAACAAACTGGTAAGATCTAGAGATCATCAAGAATTTTTACTTAAATTGTTAACAAGTAAAGAAAGCTTCATTCGTAAACGTATTATAGACCAAAATTTATCGTACCTAAATTTAAGATTAAATGAATATCTAGACAAGCTTGGATTACCGCACAAAGTTAAATTTATAAATGATTTGAGCGTAGAAATAAGTTTGCTAGGGCAAGACTTAGATTTTGGCAATTTCTCGCGAGGAGAAAGAACTAGGCTAATATTGGCATTAAGCTGGGCATTTAGAGATATATTTGAAAATACGTCTCATGCTATTAATCTTGTATTTGTAGACGAACTACTAGATAACGGTATGGATGCACAAGGGCTTGAAGGATCAGTAGGCATATTGAAGAAAATGGAAAGAGAACGGGCAAAAAATATTTTTGTCATTAGTCATCGCGAAGAACTGATAACAAGAGTTTCTGCTGTCTTAACGGTACTCAAAGAAAATTCCTTTTCGTCATTTTCGTGGGATTATGTGCCTGCTGTTTGAACCATTGACAATATAGTTTCTTTGTTTTCGGTGAAAAACTGTTCAAAATCGGTTACTATATTACTGTGATATTTTACATGATTCCCTAAGGAAAACTTTGGATAATGCTCGTAGTCAAATACGACAAAACTACCTTTATGATTAATTCTAAAAACTACTACCCAAAAATCGCCGTAGTCTGCACTTGCTTTGGCTTGTGCAATCCATTTATCTAACAGTGGTATATCAGCATTTTTCATGAGATTATGAAATGGAAAATCGCTGTAGAATTTTGATTCGATTACCAATTTCCGCATGTGCGAAGGAGGTATTAAATCTGCTTTAAAACTTGCTATCTGCCCTTCATCTAGAGATGCTTTTCTAAAATTATTTGAGCCTCCTAAAAATGCACCGGAATTAGGGACCCTTATAAATTTTGCATCATATAATTTGGTGAGAAAATCTGCAATTTTACGTTCGCCTGTGTTGCCTTTAGCCTTACCTTTAGTAGCCATTATATCTCCAATAAGTTCAATGTTATCTATTTAAGCTATTTGATGTAGGTTGTTGACTTTTTTTCTACATAAATTAAACTAACTATATGAAAAAAGGAAATACAAAGCGCAGCACTTCATCTGTTACGCCAACTATGCGTAATCGCGCGTCATACATGAAGAATTTTGAAATTGAGCTTCCAGCTCAACTTTCAAATGATTTGTCGTATTTTGTACGACAGGAACTTGAATATTTCAATGCTTTGATAAAAGGGTTAACACCGCGTTTAAGAGCATATCCTGCTGAGCTTTCGGCTATGAAAGACAACGAACGAAAGCTGTGGAATGAATGTGCAGAAAGAGCTGTTAATCCTAGAAATTTAATTGAATATCCGTTAGAACAATGGCCTCAACATTTGCATTACTTGCATCAATTGGTATATGATAGCACAGGACAGAAACGAATTAGCCCTGCGCATATTTCTATAATTGAAATTGCTGCTGCACCTGCTCGTATACATGCTACTGTTAGGCGTGCTATGGCAAGTGAGGTCTTGCGACATTTAATTGGCCAATGCAATGCGTTTATTCAAGCTTTAAAAATGGAATCACTACATGCACCTATACAAGTGATACAAGAGCAATCAGTTGATACAAAACGTCATTTACAGATTCCGTATAGTTTGGTAAAAATTTCGTATAATGAAGAAGAACATACCAGTTATGTGCAAATTCCTTATTCTAAGATGCCTATCTCGGTTCCTCATTATAATCTGACAAGTCAAATGTTTAGATTATTAATTCTCCGAGCTCCTCATCTATATAGCGAGAATCAAAACAGATGGCAGCTCGATTTTAGAGATGATGCTTCGGCTGGGTATTTGCTTGGAATAACAGATTATGTAGAAAGGCGTAAACGTAGATAATTTACAGCATACTTTTCTTTTTTGGATCCATAGCTTCGTAGTGCCTTTGAATCACTTTGCTCAGAATTTGACGTTGTTCTAAACTGAGCATATGTGCCTCGTTAAAGCCTAAGCCACCTTGCATGTAAAAGGCAAGCATTCCTAATTCTTGTTGAATAGCCTTTCTATTTTTTTCCATTATTTCAAGCATTTTAGCTATCAGCTCGCCATCCCCTGTAGCGAGCGTTTGCCGAAAAAACTTGCTGGATCAAACGACAATGCGTCCTCCCAACTGTGTCCACATGATGTACACTGTGCAGTAAGTGTTTTTGGTATGCCAATTTTATTAATTTTGTCAACCGCTTCCATTACTATTTCAGCTTGTGCCTTACTAATACCTACAAGCCATTCGTTTATATGTTCACGATCAGTTACTGTAACATTTTGTTTTAAAATTACAATTTTTTCAATGCTACGACTAACCAAACTAAAGGTAAGCTTAGACAGACGCTCTATACTTTCTGCCATTAATTTTGCTTTCGTAATATCATCTATAGCATCACCTTGCGCATTGATGTTACGAAAAGTTTTTTCTTCTTCAAATTCACGCTTTAGAAATAGTTGACGCATTTCAAAATCGTAAGGACGTACGTGTATAACAAGTTCGTCACTAAATTGAGTGGTTAAATCGTCTTCGTTTAAAAATGTAGATGAATCTAGCAGATAGCTACAATTAAGTTCGTATGTGTTATCTGCCTCACATTTTGGACATTTACGGTCAATGTCTATTTTTCCACCGTTACTAGCTGACTTAATAGCTAAAAAAAGTGCTTCAACATCTGGCAACAGAAATCTTTTAACGTCTTTTATTCCAGGTGCACAATCCTTAATCACGTTTTCTAATGCTTGTCCATTGAGCATGGCATCCGGCGTGTTCAACATGATGTCGTTCATAGCAGACAGCGGGTAAACTGCTAGTTCGTTATCTGCGGTAGTCTCAACTATTTCACTAGTATACCATTTGCCCTTAGTAGGTAGGCGCAAGTAAACGCTTGGTTGTCTGAAAAACTGTTGTAACGGATTTGACGTCATTTTAACCTCTATAAATAGCTTTACATTTATTTATCTGCATAAAAACTGCGGTTAATGAAACAACGCATGAAGAAATGGTATTATAATGGTTGATAACGTCAAAATTACTGCTATTGACAAACAAGTTGCACTAGATGCAGGCTGGGCCACTGAAGACACATTGAAAAAACTTCTTAATAATGGTATTGTGACCGTTGGCCAACTTAAAGAAATTGGCAAAATTTTAGCGAAAGATGATAAAAACCTTTTAGAAGCAATTGAAAAATCAGCTAATGGACTGCAGACTGTAGATGATACCTTAAAGGCTGGCCAGCAAAGGACTACCAACGGTTTGGCAGATTTAACTGACGAAACTGGAAAAAACAACGCCGAATTAAGAGGTTTAGGTAGAGCATTTAATTTAAGCATTAGAGACCTAGCTAATGCAACTTCGGCTGAAGGAATATTTAGAGGACTGGCAGCTAGTACGCAACACTTACAGGACTATTTTGATGGATTTGGAAAATTATCAAAGCCTTTGCAATTTGCCATTAAATCATTTGGACTAACTGCAGGAGCAGCGGCAGTTTTATACGAAAAAATAATTAAAGTAACCAAATCAACTGAGGAACTGTACGCGTCTGGAATGATCTTCCAAGGCGGTATGCGAGGATTAACTGACGCTGCTAGCGCTGCTGGTGTAAGCGTGGAAACGTTTGCTAAAATGCTGTCAAAATATGGTGCTGTTGGTGCTACATTAGGTGTAGATACGTTGGCCAAAGTTAATGGTATGTTTTTAGAACAGACACATTTAGGTGCAGACCTAATGATGACACAACAAGAAGCAAGTGAGGCATTTTTTGATAGCTTGGAAACCTTGCGCAGTTCCGGCAGGCTTGCTAGCATGAGCGAAGATCAACTCGTACGTACTGGAAAAAATCTTGTACAGTCATTTAATGACCTATCCGTAGAAACAGGAAGAAACCGCGCGGAGATTGCGAAAACTACAACTGAAATTATGAAAATGCCAGACGTTAATGTGTTGCAACGTATGTTTCCGCCAGACCAACAAGAAAAATTTGCCAAAACAATGGCAGGTTTGTCTGCTGAGTTTGGCGAGGGCAGTAACGAGATGGCTAGTATGGTAGCACAAGTTGGTCTAGCTGGCGGAAGTTTAGGCACACTTCCGGGAGAAATGGCATCCATAGTAAATCTGGTACCAGGTTTGCAACAGGCTATGATATCAGCCAGTCGAGGCGACCCTGAAGGCGCTAAAAAAATGCGTGACGCTATTGGTGCTATGGATCCTGCTAAAGTACGAAATCTTATGGTATCATTTCCTGAAGCTGGAAAAGTAATAAATTCTTGGCAGCAGCAAACTCAACAAGCTATTGATGCAGAGCGTAGAAGAAGCAAAATGTCTGCCGAAGATCTAGAAAAGGAAAGACAAGCTAAAGCTGAAGCAGCAAGGGCACTAGAGGTGCAAAACAGA